CCCAATACATTCTGTTCAGGTAAATATAATTTCAAAAAAGGTGTTTGGTCAGTTGACGTAATAACTCTTCTATAAACATTTGTTACACCATTCACGACAGGTTCTCTTTTTGTAATAGTATATGAAATTAATCTATTATTACTATCAAAGTTTGGTATTTTCAAACGATTGGGGGTACCGTCTAATGTAAATGGACTCGAAAAATCAATATCATTTATTGTTTCAAATGTTTGTCCTCCTCCTGAAATTTGTGCACCAGCTTTTAAAACACCTTCATATCTCATATCATCTTTATCTCCATTAACGGGTACACTTATTGAAAAATCAATTAATGTTACAGAAGGTCTTGTGTTAGGAATTTTTAAACCATATGTTTTTGCAATGAAAAATAAAGATTGTCTTTGTTGAGCATAATCCAACATTGTTTCTTGCCAAACTCTATCAATATGAAAATGTAGGTTATCTGAAATGGCAGCATTTAAATCTAACAATACGGAATATACTGAAGCATCATTAAAATTCTGAATTAAATTTGGATAGTAATTTTTTGTGAAATTTACTAACTCTTGTCTCAAACCCGCAAAATCTCTAACCGCGTATGATATTTGTTTACCCATATTATATGTTTAAAATTATAAAATCTGAGGACGAAAATGCCCCATTATTTACTGTATAATTTATTTTTACTGTTGCTGTGTAAGGTGCATCTGAAATATTACCTGCTCTGAATAATCTACTATCTTCATTAGATCCTGCAGTTTGTATATTATAAGTTGGATCATCTATTGCATCTTGTATGTCTATTGATTGAATATCTAAATTTGGTAAATATTTTTTAACCGCATTTCTTATATCTTCTTCTATTTGATCATATGTTACTGAATCATTTGGTTCGAATATATAACTATAAATTCTTGTTCCAAAATCAGGTAAAAAATATCTACTACCTTTTTCAGTTAAAATCAAATGGATAAGATTGGATCTAACTTCAATTTCCGAAGCAGTAGTCATTTGAAGATATTGACCCGTTGTACTATCTTGGAAAGGAAAGTTTATCCCGTATGTTGTTGTTAAATCTACAGCCATATCAAATAAATATAGAGAATATAAAAATGATTATGTACCTTTTGTATATATAAAAAAAGGTTAGAACGTTAATTCTAACCTTTTGAATACAATATATTATTTTTTAGTTATTAATACCCTCGTTAATCACTTTAATATAAGTTGATTTAGGAGAAAGACCCGAAAGTCTTTGTATTTCTTTACCATCTTTTAATAATACCACCGTAGGTACTGTTCTAACTCCAAAATTAGTCGCTAATTCATAATCCGAATCAACATCGTGCTCACTGAATAATACATTAGGAAATTGAGATTTTACATCATTTATTATAGGGGCCAAAGCTTTACAAGGGCCACACCAACTTGCTGAAAATTTTTTTACTTCTAACATAATTTTATTTTTTATAAATACTTATTTTTACAATTATCAAAATGATATATTACCATGTTTCTATGTTTTTTTGCGGTTTTCCCACAATAGGGACATGTTACCATAGGTCTATTTTGATTTGTTAATTTCATTTTATTTTTTCTTTCTTCGGTATGTTTAATACCTTTTAATTTTTTACTAATTTTTTCTTTTACATCATTAGGTCTTTGTGTTCCGTATATCCAATGATTAGTTCCTAATTTTTTTTCTGATTGTAATTTTCTTGTTTCTTCAGAATATGTTACCTTATTATTTTTTCTATATAATTTTAAAGAATTAGATACTTTTTTATAATGTTCAATTAACTCATCTTCGGTATAATTTACTAATGTATAACCGCCTCTAGCCGCATTTTTAATATTGTATGAATTTTCGTCTTTTGCTAAATTATATATTTTTAAAAATCTATCTTCAAATAAAAAAAGTTCGTTATTACTTTTAAATTCTTTCAAATCATATCTAATGAATGATTCCTTACCATATTTTAAAATTGCATCAGATAAAACTAATCCAGAACCTAAATAACCATCTCCATTATATCCATAATGACTTCCATAATAATATTTACCATTTTTTAAATTTACAGTTTTGTAAAAAATATATTTTCTCATAATAATAAATATACCTAAATGGATAAATTAAACCATTTAGGTATAACAATTATTTATCCTTCACAACTTAAACAATTTATATCGGTTGCCTTTGCAGCAATATCACCACGAAGAACACTTTCAGTTCTCATATAATAAAGTGTTTTAACACCTTGTTTCCACGCTTCTAAATGTACTGCATTAATAAATTTCGGTTCTGCAACCGCAGGAAACGCCAAGTTTAACGATACCGCTTGATCAATATATTGTTGTCTGATACCCGCTTGTCTAACTAAATCTAATTGGTTAATTTCCTTAAATGTTTTAAAAACATCTTTAATTGGAATAATTTTGAATTTGTTTTCCTCTAAAACTTCTTTCACTTCCACTATTTTAGAATCAATAAAACACCATTCATCTAAAAAATCTAAACCTAAAATAGAACCACCATCTGCCAAAATCTGATCCCAAACTTCTTTAGTATTTTTACCAATCTTACGTAATACTCTTTCTAATTCAGGATTTTTACGAATGAAAGTTCCTTTAGATGTTTGTTCTGTAAATACGTTTGCTGCCCATGGTTCAATACCACTACTTACATTACCACTTAATTTGGAATTCGATACTGTTGGGGCAACCGCTCTCAAATGTGTGTTTCTCATACCAAAATCTTTACACCATAATGGTTCTCCAAATTCTTTTGCCATATCTCTGCTAGCTCTTTCAGATTCAATTTTGATTTGAGAAAAGATTTTACGAGTTTCAAATTGAGCCGGTAATCCTTCAAATGGGATACCTTTTTGTTGCAAATAAGTATGCCAACCTAATACACCTAATCCCAATGCCCTACCTCTTTCAGCAGAACGTACCGCATTTTCGAAACCTCTCATATTTTTAGCTCTTTGAATAAATTCCTCTAATACACCATCTAAAAACATTGTTGATGTATACACTAAGTCAGTATCTTTCCATTCATCGTACTTAGCCAAATTCAACGAACTTAAACAACAAACAAAAGAATGTTGTTCATCTGTATGTAAGACAATTTCAGAACATATATTTGTCATATGTACTTTTAAACCGTTCTTCTTATACATATCAGGATTTTGTTTATTAACATTACCTTTGAACATAATATATGGTTCACCTGTTGCCTTTCTTTTTTGTAATAGTTTACCCCATTTTCTACGTGCTTCAGAATCACCTTCATCTAATTTTTTCATAAATTTATCACTAACTACAACACATTGATGTAGGTTTAATGATTGACGATTTACATCACCTTTTGGTTCTCTTACTTCTAAGAAATCTTCAAAATCTTTATGTTCAATTTTTATGTTGACTGATGCCGCTCCTCTACGAACTGATCCTTGATTTGTTGCAATAATAGTGGAATCATAGATTTTAATAAATGGTACCACTCCATCGGATGTACCGTTGCCCGTGATTTTAGCACCTGCAGGACGTATCATGTTGATACCAATACCAACTCCACCGCCGTGTTTTGCAAGTAACATTAATTCTAAATTTTTGTTACCAATTTCAAATATACTATCACCAACATCGATACCAAAACAACTAATTGGTAAGCCTCTATCAGTTCCTGTATTTGATAATACAGGGGTTGCCAAACATAACCATCCCTTCCAAATATAATCGAAGAATTTAGTTGCTAATTGTGGTTTTCCTAATCTTTTTGCAACCGCAGTTGCTACTCTCCAATATGCATCTTTTGGTTTTTCACCTGCTTGTAAATAACCTTTTGAGATTGTTTTAACATAAATCTCTGTGTTCGCCCATTCAGGGTAGTCAACACCAATTTCCCAACCGAGTTCTTCTCCGTAATATTTCATAATCTATTTAATTTTTATTTAATAATTTTCCAATTCCCAAAGTTTTTACTTTTACATCTTTTAGTAACCGCGGGTTCACTTATACCAAAATGTTTAGCACATTCTCTTCTTGTTTCAAATATAAAACCATCAACTTCAATTTTAACTGCAACTGGACTATTTGAACCCAATTTACTTTTTCTAATTTTTTCTTTTGTTTCATCACTCCAAACACGATTTGATGCTGCTAATGATTTTGCTTTTCTAT